TTGTGCAGTTTCTGACCGTTACCCCAGGTAAACAAGGTCAAGAATTATTAGAAAAAATTAAATCATTCAATATAGGTAAATCGGTAATATATGCGGATGCGGCAGAGCCTAAGTCAATTGAAGAAATATATAGAGCAGGTATTAACATAAAGCCGGCTAACAAAGATGTTTGGGCAGGTATATTAAAGGTTAAATCATTCCCTTTGTACGTAACAAAGCGAAGTCACAATGCTCAAAAGGAATTGCAATCGTATAAGTGGAAAAAAGACAAAGAGGATAACGTAATTGATGAGCCGGTGAAAGCCAATGACGATTTTTGTGATTCTTTAAGATATGGGATATATAATTACCACAATTCCCCTAAATTTGTGGTCGCAGTCGCATAATTTCATAAGCAATTAATTTTGGTTAGTTTTAGACCCCCCTTTTATGTCTATTTAAGGGGTTTTTTATTTGGTGTTATAAAATATTGTATTTTTACACAACAGATTTAACCATTAGACAGTATTTTCAACCGTATAAAGTTGAACTTATTACAGAAAGCAAGATTATTCGCAGCGCAAAAATTGATGTCTGGGTTAACCGATTTTGCACGTGGTGGCATGAGCGGAGCATATCAGCCTATAACAATGGAAGTCCTAAAAGGCATTGTTACATGGCAAGGGCAGAACGCACCGGCATTTGTGCAAGAGGGATATGCAGGCAATGACTTTGTTTATTCAATTATAAACTTAATTACCAACAAGGCTAAGGTTGCGCCGTGGGGCGTGTATAAGGTTAAGGACGAAAAGAAATATAAGCAATATAAATCTTTATTGGAAAATCCGCAATCAATCAAAGATTGGCGCAAGATAGAGCAGCTTAAAGAAGCTTCATTAGTACCTTACACGGATGATGATATATTGAATGAACTGCTTAAATACCCTAACCAAGAAGATGCGTGGAGTGATTTGATTGAGTCAGCTATTGGGTTTAAAATGATAACCGGGAACAGTTACATTTATGCACCATTGATTCAAACAGGCAAAAATCAAGGTAAACCATTATTTTTTAATTCATTGCCCGCTCAATATATGAGTATCATAGCTGATATTCGTAGCGTACCAGCATGGGTGCAAGGGTATCAATTGTATTTAGGTACATATTATAAGTTTACTCGTGAGGAAATATTACATGATAAATTCTTCAATCCACAATGGAATGCGTCGGGGCAGCAATTGTATGGCATGAGTCCGCTGCAGTCCGCCAATAAAAAAATAACAAGGTTAAACGAATCAGCTACAGCATCAGTGGCTAACTTACAAAATGGTGGTCCTGCAGGCGTGTTATATATGGATCATGAGGACTTTAATGGAGATAATGCAGTAGCACAAACCAATGCGTTAAAAGCTAAGTTAGCTGAATTTAGCGGTGCTAAAAATAAAAACAAAATAGCAACATCAGGGTATAAAGTAGGATGGCAACAGATAGGATTAAGCAATGTTGACTTAGATATAATTCAACAAGAAAAGCACGATTTGCGCTCACTATGCAATGTGTTTGGTGTGCCGTCTACTCTATTAAATGATCCCGATGCTAAAAATGAAAATAATCAAATAGCGGCTGAAAAAGCTTTAACTGTTCGTGCAGCTATACCTCACTTAACATCATTAAGAGATAATTTTAACCGTAAATTAAATACAGATTGGGGATACAAAGGTCAGGGTATATGTATTGATTTTGACCTTTCAGCATATCCTGAACTGCAAGAAGATAAAAAGACGCAAGCGGAATACTTAGATATATCTATGTTACCGTTAAGACAGCGTTACATGATTATGGGCGAAGAGATACCCGAAGGATTAAGCGATGAGATATTGAACACAATATACTATCGTGGCAATCCAGTTGGGGAATTAGGATTGAATGATCCATTAATTGACCCTTATAATAACGGAGGTTAATGAATGAATATGAACGATACCGCAAAATGTATGACCGTCTATTAAAGATGTTTCGCCCACGGGTTGAGCGTGCTTTAAGGGAGCAGGTTAAGATATTTACCGAGGTATATTCAGTTAACCAATATGTTACACCCGATATAATTCCGTCCGATATTATTACTAAATCACTTAGACAACTGCATATAACAGCCGGAGTTAATGGGGCTAAGTTAGCGGACAAAAGTATTCAACGTGACATTAAGAAAGCGGATGCAAGCCAAGAAGAAACATGGATTTGGGTAATCAATGAATACTTAAAACAAAACGGATTAACGAACCTTAGTATTGAGATAACCAATACATTAAAGGAGCAGATAATGAAGGTATTGATACAAGGCAATACTGAGGGATGGGGGGTAGATAAGATTGTAAGCAAGTTAAACGATTCTACTTTCCCAAGGTGGATGGCAGTTAGAATAGTGCGCACCGAAATGAACAAAGCAGCTAATACTGGTGCAATGGTTGCGGCAGCAAGTTCTAATGTAGAGATAGAAAAGAAATGGAATAGCGCACAGGATAACCGTACTCGTAGAATACCACGTAATCAATACGACCACTTATTTATGAATGGTGTTAAAGTTGGTTACGATGAGCGTTTTATAGTGCCATCAACTAAAACAGTTGATGCTATGCTTTACCCGGGCGACCCATCAGCAAGCGCAGGTAATTTATGCAATTGCAGATGTATGGTTAGCTTTCAGGCTAAACGTGACGCCAACGATGATTTAATACCATTGAAGCAGCCTAAAAACAACCCGTTTAGCGATTTGCTAAAACAAGCAGCGGCAGCGGGGATAACATCATATTTAGTTAATCAATTATTGACAAATGAGTAATAAATTACAATATAAAGAGATAGATTCAACGGAGATAATGGATATCGATGTTGAGAACAGAACGGTTAAAGCCGTTTGGTCACGTTTAAATAACGTTGATCTTGATAACGACATTATTGTTCCTGAAGCGTTCACTAAAACAATTAAAGAGAGAGGACCAAAAGGAAAGAACCTTATATGGTCACTTGTCGATCATTGCGCTTCATTCAAACACGCATTAGGTAAGCCTTCAGAATTATATGTCGAGGGCGATATGTTAATAGCTGTAACTAAAATTGTAGACACACATATCGGAGAAGATATGATTAAATTCTACAACGATGGATTGGTAAATCAACATAGTATTGGATTCAGTACGATTAAATCAGAATGGAATAAAGAGGGTACAGTACGCACCATAAAGGAATTGATGCTATATGAAGGATCAGCCGTGTTGTGGGGTGCAAACCCTGAAACGCCAACACTTGGCATGAGTAAATCTTTTATTCCTAATGATAAAATAAGCCTTAACCAACGCTTAGATAAATTGGCTAAAGCGTGGAAATCAGGAACATATACAGATGAGACTTTCTCCTTATTGGAGTTAGAAATAAAGCAAATTCAACAAGCAATTGAAGAGTTAACCACTTTACCCGTAAAAAATACAGTAGAGCCGGCAGTCAATAACGACTTGTTACAAGCTATACAATTATTTAATCAAACCCTAAACTCTTAAAACAAATGAGTGAAATTTTAGCAAACGAGATTAAGGGCATGACTGCCACTCTCGAACAAATTAAGGCAAACGCTGCAAAAAGTGGCGTAGATGCCGCCGAAGCCGTTAAATTGGCTAACGAAGTTAAAAGCAAAATTGATAGCGCAAACTTCGCAACTGTGGAAGATATTAAATCTTTCCAAAAAGAAATGCAAGGTCAGTTTGACAAATTGGCTACTAAGACCGCAGCCGGTCAAGAGGTAGCTTCTAAGTCACTTGACAAAGCATTAGAAGAGAAATTGTCAGACATGTTCCCTGCGAGCGGTGACGGTAATTTTAGTGTAAGCAAATTGCACAACGAATTAAAGTCTGCAAATGGCAAGGTTCGTATTGAACTTCCTGAAGTTAAAACAATGACTTTGTCAGGTAACTTGACTGGTGATCCAATGGCTACATACTCACCAAGACAAGCAATTTTACCTTCACAAAAAATCAACTTCCGTGATTTAGTTCCTACAATGCAAACTGATACCGGATTGTATATCTTTTACCGTGAAGGTCTTACAGAGACTAACAACATCAACTGGCAGGTTGAGGGAAGCGTAAAAGCTGAAAACAACTACGATTTAACAGAGGTTAAAATCGTTCAGCAATACCTTGCGGGTTTCTCTCGTTTCTCTAAGCAGATGACTAACTCATTACCATTCATGACACAGACTTTGCCAAGAATGTTAACAAGAGATTTCTTCAAGAAAGAGAACGCATCTTTCTATGCAACTACAACTGCTTTGGCTTCCGGTTCAACTACTACCTCTGCAACTGATAAAGTTGAAAGATTAGTTGATTTAGTAGCCAACACAGAGGCACAAAACTATAACGCTTCTTATGCGATTGTTAGCCCTACAGATTATGCTGCTCTTGTTAAGAGTACTTACAGCAAGGGTTACTATCCCGGTGCGGGTGGTGTTGACTTCGTTGGTGGATCAATGAACATCAATGGATGCCCTGTTATCAAAGCATCATGGGCTACTGCCGGTAAAGTATTCATCGTTGATGCCGACTTTATTGAGCGTGTACAGGTTGCAGGACTTGCAATTGAACTTAGCTACGAGGACAGCGATAACTTCCAAAAGAACTTAGTAACTGCTCGTATCGAGTGTCAAGAAGAGATTAACTTGATGTTAGCGCCTTCTGCGATTTTTGCAACTTTATAAACAATTGAGGGGAGATTAAGTTCTCCCCTCTTTTTACAGCTTTAATCTTATGAATATTCTTTGGCATATTAGATTTTATCCTCCCGGCTCAAATTGCGGTTCTGATTGGTATGCACATGAATTAAATAAGTTCTTTGTAAGTGTAGGGCATAGCGTTAAAGTAATGCTTAGCGAAAATGATGCACCATATAATTTAGATGGTGTGGAAGTAATAGCTAAACCTGTTAATTGGGGCGATCCTATTTCATGGGCAGATGTTATATTCACGCATTTAGATTTTACCCCTAATACATGCCAAATGGTGCAGCGAAAGCCTATTGTTTGGATAATGCACAACACTTTTGATTATTCTACTGTTCGCAGGAACAAGGATAGAGTAAAGGTGGTGTATAATTCGGAGGCAGCTAAGGAACAGATTTGGTACCCAAATGAATCATTTGTACTACCGCCGCCCGTTGATATTGATTATTATCGAGTAACGCCCGGCGATTATATAACATTGATTAATTTGAATGAGGCTAAAGGAGCAGAAGTGTTTTATAAATTAGCAGAATTAATGCCGAATCAAAAGTTCTTAGGCGTAAAAGGCAGCTATGGCAAACAAATTGTAAAGAAATTGCCAAATGTTGAGATATTGGAAACGCAAAGGGATATTCGAGAAGTATATAAGAGAACACGGATATTATTAATGCCATCAGCATACGAATCGTGGGGCAGAACAGCAACGGAGGCAATGGCAAGCGGCATACCGGTTATATGTACAGATACTTTTGGATTGCGTGAAAATTGTGGCGATGCAGGTATTTATTGCGATAGAAAAGACATACAAAAATGGGTAGAAATGATTGAAAAATTACAAGGCAAAAAAGAATATATTGCAGCATCAAAGAAAGCCCGCAAAAGAGCAGAACAATTAAGACCTGACACTAAGCTCGAACAGTTCGACAAATTCATTCACCATATTACAAAAAAAGAATATGACACCAATAGAAATAAAAGCATTTCTTAGCGAAGTGTATGAGCAGGTAAAGCATTTGCACCATATCACTACATCATACGCACAACATAAAGCATTAGGAGCATTCTATGAAGAGTGGGACGGTCTCACAGATGATTTTATTGAAACATACCAAGGTAGATATTCACGCATTGAGGGTGAATATAAAGTGAATGTTGCAAGCAACATAAGCGCAGGACTATATCTTGAATCAGTTAGTGGATTTCTGCACCGTGATTTAATTACATTTGTACCGGTAGGCGATATTGATCTTGCTAACATTGTTGCAGATATGATGGCACTAACAAACAAAACTTTGTACTTATTAAGCCTTAAATAATGGTATCAGTAAATCAATCGAATTATACAGGCGCACAAATTAATCAAGTAATTGATTACACGG